AAGGGGAACGCGAGCCGCTTTTCCTAGGGTTTGGAATAGATTCCTTACCCGGGGTAGGGGGGGGAGTAGGGCGAGAAAATGGGGCTTTTGCGGGGTTTTTCGCCTGTTTTGCGTCATCCGCCCCGCCGATGCCGAGGGAACGCACGATGGACGAGAGCCGCATGGACAGGACGTGCTCGTCGGGACGCATGAACCGCGAAGGCGGCAGGCCGAGACGCCGGAGGAGTTTGCGACATTGGAGCGAGACGGCGGCACGGGTGATGCCGTGCGTCTTGGCAAGGTCGGACATCCTGGGCGGGCGGCCTTCACCGACGACGATGCGGATGACGTCGGCCCTTAGTCGCATGGCCGGATCGGTGGAGCAGTCCAGCCCATCGAGCAGGAACTCGAGCACGGCGCGCAGGCGGAAGGATGCCATGTCGAGCTGCCCGAGTCGGTCGTCGAGCTGAGCGACGATGTCATCCTCTTTCGCGATCACGTCCTGGACCGCAGAGTTGCCGGTGATGACGGCCTCGTTGTTCTCATCCTCGGCTCGGGAGAAATCCCAATGGCCGTCGTTGACGCGGGAACGGTCGAAGCGCTTTCGGCCTGTCAGGTCCTCGGGATTGAACAGGCCTTTGTCGACGAGCAGGCGGCGGTCCTGGGGCGTAAGGGAACGCCACCATGTCGCGTACTGAGATGACAAGGACTTGCTGGGCAAGGTGAGGCATTGTCGCTCATCTCGTCTGATTATTCAATGGGGTCGGCCGTTGTGTTTGTCCACATCCTCGACTGCTTGTCGAAGGTGCAGAGGTTCAGTCTGACAAGACGAGCCCGGAAAGACTTCCAGTCGTATCCCTTCCTTGTCCTGCCTCTGCCCAGAAGAGGGATGGAGTCCTTGACGCGCTGGAGGAACTCGGGCGACGTCATGATCCTTGGCCATCCTGCCAGGTACTGTCTGAGGTTGTCGTTCAGCTCGCGGTAATGCTCATGGGCCTTGGCGACGTTCCGTCTTCTGGCGCGTTCCATCCGCTCGGGCTGTTCCTGCCAGCATCGCTTCCAACGGCGGAGCATGCGGTACTTGCCGGCGAGGCGTCTTCCGATTGGCTTGGGGTTAGCGCGAGGCATGGGCTTCTCGGGGTGGCAGGCGGTTCGGACGATAAGCCGACCGACCCCCTCCCAAGGGGGGAGGGGAAGGCTTATCAATCCCCTTTAGGGGATTACAATCTCTCAACGCTCGGAGCATGGGGTCGGGAAGGGGGGTCTAAGGGGCTGGATGGCTGTCCTACCCTTTACTTGGAATCAAAACGCCTTGGCGACCCCTTGGCGGGGCTGGAATCGGGCTTCTGTCCGTCGACTTCGGCCTGACTTGAACGCTCCCAGCGGATGACGCCGGGGATGCGGCAATGTCGGACGTAGATGTCTGAGGCATAATCCCCCATCTCGTCCTTCATGCCAGATCTGCCTCGGCGCTTGGTCACCGAGAATTTGAAAATCGGTTCCTCCCCTTGGCAGCGCTGGAGTACGGCGACCTCTCGGACGTAGTTCGTGATATCGGAAGCCCCAGCCCCGGCATAGGCGAGGTCGGAAACGGTCTGGCCGGCGGTGTCCTTGGCGGACTTGGGCTTGGTGGTATGGTGGACTGCGAGGAGGATGGCCCCCGTCTCGTCGAGGATGGGGTCGATGCCGTCGCGGAAGAAGGCGGTCGCGGCCTGCTGATCGGCGACAGGGATGCCGGCGAAGGCCATGACTGGGTCGACGACGACGATGTCGGCGGCATGGAGTTTGACCAGGCGGCGCATCTCCTCGAGGAACTCGGCCCCGGTCTTACGCTTAAGGCGATAGATTCGGAGGTTCTCGCGGAGGGTGTCGATTTCGGGCTTATGCAGGCCTAGGCCTTCGCAGACGTCGATGACGGGTTCGGCCACGTCGCCGAAATTGTTCTCCCCTTGAATCAGGACGATGCGCAGGGGTCGCTTGGCCTCGATGCCGAAGAAGCCCCCTTGGCGTTTGATGGCGAGGGTGATTACGAGCTGAATGGTCCAGGATGACTTGCCGACGCCGGAGGATGAGACGAGAAGGCAGGAGCCGCCTCGGTTGAGCCAGCGATTGCCGATGACGCAGTCTGGGTCGTTCTTGCGGTCGAATGCCAGAAGGTCATCAAGCGGCATCTCGACGGCGGTCGAAGGCTTCTCTTCCGAGGAGCGGCCGGAGACGGCCTTCAGTTGGCCTTCGTTGAAGGCAAGGATGGCCGACGGGTCGGCGGCGGGGTCGGAGGCAATCTCGGCGACGCGGGAAGCGGTCGCGCGGATGGATCGCAGGACGGACAGGCGGCGGACCTCGGCGGCCCATGCGGGGTTGTAAGCGGTGAAGCCGACGGCGGCCGTGAAGGCGTTCACGTCATGTTCGGCTGCGGTGGCCTTCATGTCGCGAAGGCGGGCGGATACGGTCAGCTCGTCGGGGACGACGGATTGCTCGGCCAGCGAGATAAGCGCCGAGGCGACTTCCTGATGCTTCGGTTCGCCGAAGTCGGAAGGGATCAGGTCGGGCGGGAAGGATAGTCCGTCACGGATGAGCGCGCCGAGAAGGTGGCGCTCCGTATCGGGCGAGACGGTCGGAAGGTTGGGCATGGGTTTTGGGTATGGCCTCGGGCGGGGCCGTCGGTCAAGGTCGTTTCTTCTTGGGCGGGGGTCCGAAGTGGTCCATGAGGCGGAGCCGGCCTTTGGTGACGACGCGGAACCGCTTCTTTACGACCGCGCCGATTTTCATCGCTCGGGCGAGATAGATTCGGGCCTGATGGCCGGCGGCGAGTTTCCATTTCTTGGCCCATTGTTCGCACGTCAGGAAACCTTTGTCGGGCTTCACGGCGCTCATGTTGATGTCGGCCATGACGGCCCGCAGGATCGGGTCGGAGCCGACCCTGGTATAAAGCAGTTTCTTGCCTTTGCTGCTCATCGTGTCTTCGGGGTGAATGTCTTGATGTCGGTCTGCCAATACCATTTGCCGTCGCCCAGGCGGTGGATGATCCAAGCCTTCCATTCCTTGTCCTTGAACCATCCGGCAATGAAGCCGTTGTTATGCTTGGCGGCCGACAGGGTGTTTTCGGAGTAGTCGAAGAGGTCGAGCTGACCGAGAGCGGGGGACATGTAGGCGGCCCCGCGTCCGAACTTGGGAAGGTTGACCTGTTGGCCGGTGTGGCCGTGGCCGCAAAGGAACAGGCCGCCTTCGGTTCCGTAAAACATGCCCATCTTCGTCAGGTCGCTGCCGATGCCATGGTGGCCGGTGATCGGGCCGATGCGAAGCGGCTTGTCGCGTCGGTAGGGCAGGATGACCTTGGCCCCGCATTTACGGGCGACGCGGTTCATCTCGGAGAAGGTGTCGGAACAGAAGTCGCGGACGACGGAAGAGGAATGCGAGCGCGCGAGCTTCTCGAGGCGGTACTCATGGTTCCCCCAGAGGAGATGCGTCGGGCGGAAGCGGCGCATGAATTCATGGCCGGCGGTCAGGTCGTCCTTGATGGAGCGGACGCCTTCCATCTCGTTCATGGCTCCCTTGCGGAGCGGCGCGCAATCGTAGTGATCGCCCCCGCCCAGGCGTAGGTCGGGCTTGAAGTCGTCGCAATAGGCGTAGAGGGCCGACAAAGCGTCAGGACATCCGAGCTCGCCGTGATTGTCGGAGGCCCAGACGAATTTCGTGATCTTACTCATTGTCGGCGGGGTCGTAGGTGAAAAGGTTGTGGAGGACGTTCCCTGGCGCGAGGAGTTTGGTCGAGGACGGCGGAAAGGAAACCCCCAAGCCATCGAGCTCGTCGGGTCGCATCTGCATCATCGCTGCCGTGTCCTTTCGGCTGATGCCCATCCGGGCGGCTTCGCGGATCAGGACGAGAGGGTCGTAAGGGATGCGCTTGGTGTTGGCGTCGCGGACAGCGCCGACGTGGGAACAGGCGGCGAGGAAGGCGGCCCGCTCGGGTGTCAGTCCGAGGAGGACGCGCCTTTCCTCGAAGTCGAGGGGGCGTGGGTTTCGGATGTCCTGGTCAGAGGCCAAGGTGGGCGGCGAGCTGACGGCCTGCGGTCTTGATGGCGTCGGTCTGGCCTTCGGCGAAGGCATACTCGAAGTCGCATGGCATCTGGCGGCGGATTTCGGCGAGCGAAACGGCCTCCTCCATGTTCGCCGGCTGCAGGCCCGCGCGGTCGATGCGGACGGTCACGATGCGCCAGCCTTCCTCCTCAGCCCATCGCTTGCCGACGAGCGCCTCGTTGAGATAGCGCCAGTCGGGGACGATGAAATGCATGGGGTTCGGCCTGATGGCTTGGGACATCGTGAGGAACGTGCGGAAGAGGGATTCCGCAAAGACGTCCTTGTTGATGGATCGGGCGAACGCGCCGAGGGTGACGAGGATGTCACGGTGTTTGATTTTGAATTCCTCGTCCGAGAATGTGATGCCTTGCTCGCAGTCGAACAGGCCGACGTTGTCCAGGTAGTTGTCGGCGGCGTACTTGAGCGTCGAGGCGAACGAGCGCTTCCAAGTGCAGATTTCGTCGTTGTTGCTCAGCATGCCGTCTGCGAAGGTATCCTTGCCAGCACGGGCAAAGCCCGAGATCAGAACGACGGTGTTTGGGGTTCGCATCAGAATTCGATTGCGCCTGCGGCGGGCTTGTCGTCGACGACGGGCTTTTGGGACCCCTTGGCATAGGTCATCTTGTAATTATACTGGGCCTTGCCGTTGTATTCCTTGCCGTTGGGGGTGGCTTCGACGCCGACGAGGCAGGTCTTGCCGCAGGCCGGCTCGATGTAGTTGAGGAACTCGGCGGGGGTCGCGTCGATGCGCAGCTGCTCTTCGACGAACTTGCCGGAGAACTTGCCGACGAGCATCGCGAGGGCCATGCCGTACTTGCTCGAGAAGTTCTTCGACAGGCAGAAACCCTTGTCGTCGACGAAGAAGAGGCGGCAGGAAACCGTGCCGTCATCCCAGACCTTGACCTTCTCGGTTCCCTTGGGGCGGATCAGTTTGAGTTTGTACGTCCCGCTCTGCGAGATGTCGGTGAGGGGGGTCTTTTCGTTTTGGTTGCTCATGGTGTTTTATCGGGTGATGTAGATGACGAAGGCGAGGAAAGCCAGAAAGGCGACGGTGACGACGACCGAGCAGATTGAACTGATGTCTTCGGAGGTCATCAGCGGGAAACCTCCACGGTCGGGGTGACGGAGCCGTTGGGCAGGACAAGGGACTGAGGGGCTTTGCCGTCCCATTTCTTGACGGCCTCCATCAGCGTCACGTTGGGAGACTTGGCCAGGGCTTCGCCGGTGATGCGGATTGCCTCGGCTTCACCCTTGGCCTTCTCGATGGAAATCTCGGCGTCCTTCTTCGCGGCTACCAAGTCGTATTCCTTCGCGAGCGCCTTCTGTTCGGCGACCTGCTTTCCTTCGATGGCCTTCTCGAGCATCTCGGTAAGGTCGATGTTCGTGATCGGGAGGTCGGTCACGATGACCAGGTCGCGCAGCTGGCCTTTGACTTCGCTCAAGGCGGCGGCCTTGACCATCTCGCGCTGCTTGACGATGGCTTCGGCGGTAAGGGTGGCGGACGCGAGCTTGATGGCTTCCTCGATGCGCGGGACGACGAGCGACTCGTACGGGTTGCCGGCGTACTTCTGGAACAGGTCGAGCACCCTATCCTCGGGGATGGAATACATGCAGGAATAGGTGACCTTGATGGTCTGCAGGTCCTTGCTGAAGCATTCGGTCTTTCCGATCATGGTGGTCTGCTTGACGGTCACGCGCTTGACCCTAGCCCAAGGCGCGGTGAAGTGGACGCCTTCGCCTAGGACGTCCTTGGACATCGTGCCGAGGTTGACGACGACGCCGCGATCGCCTGGCTCGATAATGGAGCAGGACGAGAGGAGAAGGACGAACAGGACGAGGCCTGCGATGACGCCGCCGGCAATCAGCGGGGTGCGGTTGGGGTGGCCTTCGGTTTCCATTCCTGACGATCTGTAGTTCATGATGATTTAGGCGAAGGTGATAGGGGCGGAGGCGGAGGACTTGGACGGGATGTCCAGGGTCGTGACTTCGGTCGGGTAGCCCGGCCATTCGTCCAGCGCCGAGCAAGACTTGTAGAGGGCGACGGCCTTCTCGAAATCCTCGATCGCGTAGGTCATCAGCTCGGGGCCGAACTCATAGGCGGCCGAGAGGTAGGGTGCGGACTTTTCGCCGGCGACGAAGACCACGCCCTTGATGCGGCGCTTGAAGAAGGCCTCGAAGGCGGTTCGGTAGGTGTGACCCTGGAGCGGGTAGCGATAGGATCGGGCGGAAGACAGCCAAGCCTTGGGGGAGGCGTCTTCGGTGCTCTTGAGGTCGATGATGTATTCGTCGCCTAGGGCGTTCTCGGCCACGGCGTCGATGGCGACCTTGAGGGGACATCCGCAGTAGTCGACAAGGAGCATGACCTCGGTCTGCTTGATGGTCAGGCCCAGATTCTTGATGGTCGCCGACATGGACTGGGCGACGTTAACGCAGACTTCCCATTCGTCCATGTCGACGATGGTCTTGCCTTCGGCGTTGCTGTTGAAAACCTTCCACCAGCCAATAGCGAGACAGGTTTCGTTGCTGGGATTCTTGGCCTCAATCTGGGCCTTAGTCGGCTTCTTCGGGGCCTCCGGAGGGACGAAGACGAAACGGGACGATACGACCTCGGGCTCGAGGACAAAGGCGTGGGTCAGTCGGCCCATGCGCAGCGCCTTGGTTTCCTCGCGGGTGGCCGTGAGGTAATGGCGGTACGAAGCGGGCGTCTTGAGGAGCTCTTTAGACCCGCTGTAGTTGAGCGCGACGGTGGCGTCGTACTGTTCGCGGGTGGGGATGATCTGGTTGGGCATCGGTTTTGCTGGTTGGGTTGTGAGGGTTATTCGTCTTGCGACGGGGAGGAGTCTGCCACGGTGTCGGCGGCGTTGTCGAGCGAATCCATGCCGGCGTTGATCTGCTGCTCGAGGCGGTGCAGGGTGTTCGCGACGACGTTGACGGCCGAGCGGACATGGCGGAGACGGTCGCGGAGATATGCCAGGTCGGCGGGGGTCGAGACGGAGTCGGCGTCGATGGTGTTCAGTTCGCGCTGGGCGGCCTTAACGTCCGACTCCAGATGGCGGGCGTCGTCGCCGACGAGGTCGATGTCGATGAGGACGGCCATCGTCGAGAGGGCTTCGGAGATGCCGGCGAGATGCCGGCGGAGGGCGGTCTTGTTGGTCATGTGGGCGGTGGGTTAGAAGCGGACCTCGGCGATCTGGCGCTTGCCGTCGCGGTGGAAATAGCGGACCTCGGAGCGGGCGAGGGTCGGGAGGACGGACTTGCGCCAGTCGGCCAAGGAGAGTTTGAAGGCCTTTTCGGTCGTCTCGGCGAGCTCGCAGTAAGGGATTGAGTCGAGGTAGATGAACAGGGCGAAGGCCTGCGGAACCTGGGCGGCTCGCTTGACGATGCCGGCGGGGATGACGGACTTGGAGGCGTGGGGCTTCATGTGATCAGACGGCGGAGGGGTTAAAGCGATAGATGGCGTCTTTCGTACCTAGGCGGGCATAAAACTCGACATGGTCGCCGGCCACGCGGACGCCCTTCTTGCGCCACTTCCAGATTTCCTCGGCGAAGGAGTCCTTGTCCCAGACGACGAACTCGGGGTTTTCGACGCGGCCGTCGATGACCAGGATGAGGGCAAAGCAGCGCGTCGGCATCTTGGCGAGGACGGTCTGCATGGCGATCGGGGCCTTGGCGGGGATGTAGCTCATTTCTGGGGCTTTGGAGATATGGATTTGATATGGTCTAGGTGGGACTGGAAAGCCCGGCGAAGCATCTCGTCGGCTTGTTCTTGTTCAAGGAGTTTCCGCTCCTTTTCTCGCTCAATGGCAATCTTTGCCGCCTCGGCGCAGGTGGCGAGGTCTTTGGCCTGCTCTGGCGTAAGCGCCGGATATCTCCTCCAATACATCATTTCAGTAATTGTCACGGACCCCAAACTTTCCCCCGTAATTTTCAGGATCCATTTTGGGCAATTTGGTAAGGCGTTCGAGGTCTGCCTTTAGTTTGAAGTATGCTTCATGCATGGACCAGAAGTTGGCGAGCAATCCAGAGTGCGCTTCGGACAGTCTCTGGTTTGTTACGCTCAACATTGCGTTGTTGGCCTTGAGCCCGTCGACCTCGGACCGTAGGCGGAGGTTTTCGTCCTTGAGCGCTTCGGCCAGTCGTTTGGGTACTAGGCTTCCAAACATGTTGAGGTCGTCGTTATCCATTGGACTGCTTGCCCTCCTTGGCGGCTAGCCAGCCATCGTCCAATTTGTTAAGATATGCCGATGAGATGCGGCCCTCGACGATGTAGTTTATGAGGAAGGCGTGGAGTTCATTCCCAGCCTTGGTCAGCCGCTCGACCTCGGCCTTGAGGCGGGCGTTCTCGGATTCCAGCAGGTTCGACCGGACAAGGTGTGGGCAGGTGTCGTCGTCGTGGGTCATCGGGCGGCCTCCTTGGTCTTCTTGAGTTTCTTGTTCAAGCGGCGGATTCTCTCGGCCTGCTTGGCGACCTCTTCCCGCAGCGCATAGTTGATTTTCCGCAGCTCGTTGTTTTCGGTCAGTTGCCGGGCAATCTGCTGGTTCAGGATGACGTTCTGGGTCGTCAGTCCGTCCTTGGACAAGACGATCTTGGCCGCCTCTTCCCTGGCTTGGGTATTGGCCGCAATCATCATGCGGACGCTAAGGTCGCGCTCTTCGATGAGTTTGACGTGGTCTTCGTAAAGGACGAAGTCGCCCCGGTCATCCTGAAGGAGCGGTTGAATCTCGACCTTCTTCCCGTCGTCGGTCGTCCGCACGATGATGTCATATCGCGAGGAGTATCTCTTGATGTCGCTCATCGCTTCCCCTCCTTCGCGTCATTCATGCGGCGCAGCTCGGTCTTGATCTGCCTGAGCTCGTTGAGGATGGCGACCTTGATTCGGAGGTCTTCGGACAGACCGACAGGGAGCGGGACGTTGCCGGTGTCCGCAACCATCTTGGTTCTATATTCCTCCTCAAACTTCCCGCATCCGCAGAGGAGCAGGCATCCGAGGAAGACGGCGGCCTTGCTCATCGCTGGCCCTCCTTGCTTCCAGAGGCGAGACGGACTCCGCAGCGCCTCGCGGCGGTGTGTACGGAATTGGCGTTTACGCGGATTCGCTCGGCGACCTGGCGGGCGGTCAGCCCGGCGTTGTGCGCAAGGCAGACGGCCTCCTTGACCGATCCATGCGTCGCCCTCTTGGCGTTGCGGTCGGCGGGGTTCATTTGATGGCCTTAAGGAACTGCTCGCGGTTGCCGTTGATGATGTCGACCTTGTCGGCCGGCAGCTCGAGGAGGTCCTGGGCGGACTCGGGGAGCCACTTCTTGCGGACGCAGTATTGATGCGCGCGCTCGGCTTCGACGGCGGTCATCCAGGCGTACCAAGGGCCGTTTGTGGCCTTGGGGGATGTCACCCCCGCCTTGGGGGAGGAAGAGGCCGTGGCGGGGCTTCTGGAGGCCGAGGAGCCGTCGTCGTCGAGGTCGGTCGAGATGCCGCAGGCGGTCTGGATGGACTGGCGGCGGATGTAGGTCAGCGCGCTGCCGATCTGCTGAGGGTTCAGGGTTTCGCCTTTGACCATCAGTTTGCCGGCGTCGAAGACCGCCCCGCTGACGTGCAGGAAGGACGTCGCGACGCCGACCTTGCCTTCCTCGGAGACGAGCACCTGGCGGAGAATGAAGCCGTGGCGCTTGAGGATGGGTTTGATGGCGTCGAGCAGCGCGTCGAGGGAGACGTAGCGAGACGTGAAGTTGGCCTTGACGACCTTGTTCGCGGTGACGTTCTCGAGCTCGGAGAGGGCTTCGATAAGCGCCTTCGTGGCTTCGATGTAATCGGGGGGATTGTATTGGAGCATGGGTTTAGTTTCGGGGAGGGAGGTTGAAGATTTCGCCGCAGAGCCGGATGACCTCGGCGTCGGTGCATTCTCCGATCACGTCGTCGGTCAGAGGGGTGTCATAGCAACAGCCTTCCTTCGTCATGACCGCAAGTTCCCAGGGGGCCTCTTCGGTGGAATAGGAAAAGGACGTGTTGATGATGCTGGCCCCGTATCCGTTCGGGAACATCAGGAAGGCGCGCCTGCCGCCGTAGTTGTGCTCGAACATGACTTGCTCAATCTCGGCGAACGTCTTCGGCGGTTCCGTCATCTCGGCCATCCGTGAGGCGGGCTTGGTGTCATTGACCTTCACG